TCCATCACGAAGAACGGAATGGGGGTGACGTAGGCGCGGAGGTTGAACTCAGCGTTCTGCAAGCCGGTGGCAACCTGCGGTCCGGTGAAGGAGCCGGAGTAGTCGGTGCGCTGAGTGGTGACCATCGCGGACCCCTGGAGGGGGATCGTGATGGGCGACACGCCTCCACTGACAGACTCCGCCTGGGCCAGGAGCGCGGAGAGGGTCGCCGTCGCCTTGTAAAGCTGGACGACGACCTTGGGTACGAACGCCCGGCGCGTGACCGCCTGGAGTTCCGCACCGCCGGAACCTGACGCGGGGAGGATGCCTGAGCCGAGGAGGGGCATGGTCTAGCTCCTTACCAGCCGATCGGGCAGAAGAAAAGGTCGGTGGCGGCGGTGGCGATGACGAGCTTGAGGGCCCCGGCGACCTGGGTCCCGGCGCCCGTGGCGGTCCCGCCGACGATCCCGTCACACCAGAGCAAGCCGCCTCCGGCGCCGTAGACTTGCTTGCCGGCGGAGCCGTCCGAGATCTGGAGGGTGACGTTGGCAGGCGTACCGGTGGCGATGAAGAACATCCCGGGTTGGAAGGGGCCGATGCCGGGGAAGTTGGCGTTGTTGATCGCGTAGGTCCCGGTGCCCTTGGCGAGGACCGCGATGACGGCCTGGATGCGGTTGCCGACTCCTGCGGGGGCGCCGGAAATGGTCAGGACGTTCGTCATGGCTTACCTCCGGCCCTTCCGGGGCCGACGCTTCATCGCAGCGGTGATGTATGAGCGCGGGTTCATCGGGCCCTCCGAAGCTCCTCGACGACCTTGTAGGCTTCCTGACGGGCCTTCTTCGCGGGGTTCGCGAGCCACTCCTTCAGGTCGGGTAGCTCGACGATGTTGATGGGCGAGGAGCGCGGGCGCGCCACGCGGTTGGTCATGTGGAAGTGCTCAGCGGCGGTGAGGCGGTTGGTGATCCCCTTGTCCTTCATGATCTTCTCGATCTCGGGGAAGTCCGCTTCGACGGCAAGGCCGGAGGCGACGATGTGGGCGTCCTCGCGGTCGCGAGCGATCGAACCCTCCAACGCCGCGACGCGGTCCTCCGCCTTGCGGGCACGCTCGTCCATGTCGAGTTCGGGGATGCGCATGTTCGGGTTGTACGCCTTGAGGAGCTTGAGCAGGCCAGGGCGAAGCTCGGGGTTCTTGTACAACTCTTGGAACGCCGTGGCCTGGAACATCACCTCGGAGGGGACCCCTGCGGGGGCCGCCGGGGTGGACGCGGGGACGGTCGCCGCCTCGGCCATTACCGCTTACCCCCACCCCCGCGATCGCTCACGGGCCCGGCGCCACTCGGCCCGGCGGTCCCACGCTGGTACGCGGTGGAGTCGAACAGGCGCGTCTCCCCACGACCCCCCAGCTTCAGGGCGCGGGCCGGGTTCAGGACCCGACCGTTCTGCTGCTGGGCGTTGCGCGGGTCGCGCGTAGGGTAGCTTCGGGGTTCCCAGCTTCGCTTGGCCATGACTCAGTACCTCCTGGACTTGCGTCCCTTGCGGCGCCTCATCCCATGCCTCCGACGAGCGCGGGCGAGGGCATCCCCAGGGCGCTTTGCGGACGCCGCGGGGCGCCGACACCCGAGGGGGAGGCCACTTGCCGGAGAGAAGCCGCTTCACTTTCTTGCAGCGTCGGGTCCTGGGCACTCGCGATTGCAGCGAGCGCCGTGAGGGCCTTGGTCACCGCTTTCCCTTCCTCGGACTCACTCCCCAGGATGGGGAGCACGGATTCGAGAACCTTGCGGGCCAGCACGACCTGGAGGCGGGCCTTCGCCTGGAGACCCTCTTGCGCCAGCGGGCGAGGAGGGGCACCCGGCTGGACGCTTTGAGCAGTGGCGGGGTCCGCCCCCGGGGTCATGATGGGCATTGCTTAGCGGCGCCGCCTACGGCCCCGCCGACCGCGAACGATCTCGGTGAACATTTGGCAGTTCTCCTTTCTCTAGGATGGGCCGCCGGTGTTCGTCCGGGCCCGGAGCGCGTGTGAACGACCACAGGCTCTAGGGGGGATTGTTTGCACGGGTACGAGGGGTTGTCAAGGAATTCTGGTCTGAGGTCAGACCGGGGACCGGTGGATGAGGTTGCACCACACGCGGTTGTAGACGCCTTGCGTCTCCGCGGTGCCGCAGAGGAGGGGTGAGGGCCACGAGAGGACGTCGTCGTCCGGGCCCGTGCGTGAGGGCGCATGGGCGTCACACCAGACGACGCGGAGGATCTCGGCGAGGGGGTCACGTTCGGGCTGACACGCGGGGCACCACGGACGCGAGAGGTCCGCGGAGTCCACCACGAAGGTCACCGCTGGCGCCCGCGCATGGCCTTCTGGAGTTGGATCTCCAGGACCTTCTGCTTGAACTGGGATTGGGCGTCCTGCAACAACTGGGCTTCCACCTTCAGCGCTTCGGCACCGGGCGGGTCCAGGAGTTCGACGAGCTTGGGAAGGGTGATGGCTCCCGCTTTGAGCAGGATCGCCACCTTTCGTTCCACTTGCTCCTGGTACACCGGCGAGGACGTGTGGGCCGAGACTTTCATCTGGATGTCCGGCGGAAGCTGCGACAGCAAGAACCGTCCCTTGGGGGTGTTGTACGGCGTGGGGTCGCGGCGCTGCATCAGGTGGAACATCCGAGTCGCGACGACTTCCAGCGAGTCCTCGGTGATGAGGGCGCGCTTGCGAATCCTCCCAGCGCCGATCCCAGCAAGGGTGGAGGCTTGCGAGCCTGCGCGCACGCCTTCCGCGTTGGTGCCCTGGAGGATCTCGGGGATTCCGCTGGACTCGTCGAACATGCGGTCAATCTCGCGGATGGTGGAGAAGGCGTTCTCCGGCATCTCGGGCTTCAACACATCCATCTTCGCCCCAGGAAGGGGAGTACTGGCGTACCCTCCCGCGCCGGAGAGGGCCTTGAGCTTGTCGTCCCCGATCGTGACGCCGCTGAAGAAGCGGGGCGGGTCCAACTGCTTCTTCAAGAGGATGTCGATGTCGGCCATCCGGTCCTCGCGCCACTGCTGCAACTGGATCAAGGGCTGGATCTCGCTCTTGCCCCAGAAGTAGTCGGCGACCGGGCGCGGGGTCACGGGGATGAAGGGGCACTCGGACTCCCAGCCGCCGGGCGTCCAGGGGAAGACGGGGTTGCGGCGCTGGAAGAGGACCTCGGGGCCCAGCATGGTCGTCACCTCGTAATCCCTGAACTCCGTGGTGGTGACGGACCCGCGCTTCACCCGGTAATCCTCTTTGACCCACACCTCCGCAAGCTCGACGATCGGCTCATCGTTCTCGGGCCGCAACTCTTCCAGCATTCCCAGCGTGGGGAGGAACCCGCTGACTTGCTGGGCCTGCACGCTGGTGACGATGATCTGCTGGATCAGCTTGGGGTACGTCGCGCCCACGGGCGGTTCGTTGATCTTCATCGAGTCCGCCAGCGCAAGGATGTCCCGCTTGTTAGGAAGATCGCGGACCATCCGTTCCAGTTCGCCCATCGTGAGCACGAACCAGTGGACGAAGGCTTCCTGGCGCGCGATGTCAGGGATGTACTCGCTCAGCACGCCGAAGGAGCCCGGCTCCACGTAGTCCACTTCCACGGCGTGGTTGGGCCCGGGGGAGAGCTTCAGGATGCTACACCCCTTGACGAGCCCCCACTCGACAGCATGGGCGAAGAGCATGTCGGCGCCGGAGGTCCGCCACACCGTCATGAATTCATCGCGCGCCGGCTCCAGGGTATGCAACCACTCGTCGCGGTGCTCAGGGGGCAGGTGCAAGAAGAAGCGGGTGCCCTCCGGGGTGTACAAGAAACTGGCGAGCCTGTCGACGTGGGGTTCGAGGCGGTTGTACTTGGCCGGGGGTCCAGCGGCATCGGTGCCGCGCGTGTACCAGAGGCGCATCCACTGGTCGTGCTCGCGACGCCGGTCACGGGACACCTCGCACCGCTTGACGATCTCGGCGTAGTCGTGCTTGTAGTCGTCGTCCACCCGTTAGTCCCTCGGGAGATGACTGGGCTTGGAGGTGGGCGGGCGTGTGGTGATCGCGCCCCCGTGGCCGGGGCTGACGTGCGGGGCGGGGAAGGGGAAGTTGTTGATCAGGGGGGCGTTGAGCATGCGCGAGTGGGCGCGCCCGTTGCCGTCGATCATCCCCAGCGCAGCCCCCGGCGTCACCAGTGAGGTGCGCTTCATCGGGTCCGCCTGGGTAGCCTTGATGGCTTGCGCCTTCTCCCACTGGGGTTGCACGTAGGCGTCCACGATCTTGGCCTTCTCGTGCTCGTTCAAGCCGACGGTGTCCACGTAGGTGATCGCGGGGGCGCCCCGATTCACACCGGGGCTTCCGGTGCTGTCCCAGATCCTTGCGACCTCGCCGCGGCACGTGACGTCGGGGCATGTCCCCTCGTACGTGGCGGGCAAGTCATTCCAACGCTCCAGGCACGTGAGGCAGGCGAAGTCGGCGCGAGGCTTCATCGGTCGCAGCATAGCATTCTCCGTCACCGCACCGCGAGCAAGCGGTTGAAGAAGCGGCCCATCAGGCGCTCGTGCGCCGGAGGAGGCTCCGCCAAGGGCGTCTCGGGGGAGGGTCCCCTCGGGGGCAACGTGTGGAGGAGGGGCACCACCTGGGACTGCCACACTTCGACCGCCATCGCGGCCGTGGCGACGGTGTCGTCGTGCTGCTTGCCCACGGCGCCGAACTTGTCCCCGTCCTGACGGATCGAGCCCAACTCTTCCACCAGGAGCGCGGACGTCGGGTGGATGAGCCCGGTGAGGAAGTAGTCGCGCAAGCGGGAGAACGCCCAGGTCTTGATCGCGGGGGTGGACTTCCACTGGAGGAAGGCCCCTTGCGCGAAGGAGTCGTTGCGCCGGTACAGGTAGTGCTGGATGCCTTGGAGGGCTTGCTCGATGGCGGCGGGGCGTTGGGTGCCCCAGCCCCAGGCTTGGAGGCGTTGGATCTCCTGGAGGACTCCATACCCGGGGCCGTTCAACTCCAGGATGAACGCACTGGGCGTGAAGGTCCCCGCCAGGTGCATCGTGACCCAGGCGAACTGCTGCATGGTGACGTTGGTGGAGACGAACTCCGCCACTTGCGTGAGGTCCTTCATGGTCGCGCGCCAGACCTGGCACACGGAGCGGTCGCTCTTCTCGCTGGCACCGAACGCGGGGTCCGCGGCCACGATGTAGTACGAGTAGGCGTTAGGTTGCTCCCACACCTTGAGTTGCGCCAGCGGGGCTTCCGTCTCGTAGAGGCCCGTCTCCTCGATCAGGGGACCGAAGGTGTAGTGGTAGTACTCCGGCGCTGGCGCGCTCCCAACCTCTTCGCGGAGGCGCGCCATCACGGTGTGGCCGAGGAACTCTCCGCCGCTCGCCTGGAAGGCGTGCTCGGGGAGCGTGGGGAAGTCCTCGTGCATCCGGAGGAGGGCGTCGTGTCGCTTGCCGCCCTTCTCGGCGAGTCGCCACCGCCACCAGGCCCACTGATGCGGCGTCAGCGTCACTCCCCAGCGGCGCGTGATCTCGCGCTGCCACGAGTGCTCGTCCGGCGAGAGCGTCCCATCCCAGTACACCTGGAAGACCTTGGTGCGCGCTGGCTCATCGAGGGCGAGCGTGGAGTAGAGTTCGTGGCGCCACCAGGGGACGAAGATGACGCGGGTGGTCACGGCGTGCAGCCCGTCCTGGTACATGTCGTAGAAGTGGTTGTAGCCGTTGGCGGTGGACTCCCAGATGTAGAGCGACAGCGGGTGGCGCTCCGAGAGGGAGTTCTGGAGCGCGGTGATGGCGTCTTGATCTTCCCAGTAGGCGACCTCCGTGGCGTGCAGGTAGTTCAAGCCGCGCGAGCGTCCGGTGCGCTTGGCGAACCGCGTGCCGGCGGTCTGGAACATGAACCGGCTTCCGTGGGCCCACGACATCAACGCGCGATTGTTCACACGGACGGCGCGAGAGTACTTGACGGGGAGCGTCCTGATGATGTCATTGAGCAGGTGGCGGTTGATGGTCTTGTTGCCATCGGAGTCGGCCACAAATTGCCCCGTGAGCCCGTCGTTCTTGAGGAGCCAGAAGGCGTCCCACAGGAGCATCAGGGTGGTGGCTCCCACTTGTCGGGGCTTCACGATGATGATGTTGTGGATGCCTTCCGCGAGTGCGGAGAGGATCTCGCTCAGGAGGTAGCGCTGCGTGCCGTAGGGCTTGAAGGGGATCAGGCCCTCGTCCTTGCTGGGGATCTCCGCGGTGGAGGCGAAGTCCCAGAAGAGGCGCGCGAGCTTCTCGACGTTCACGCGCGGACGATCCGCAGGCCGAGACCGGGCATGAGCATGATGCGACCCATCACGGGTGGACGGGCTGCGAGGACGGCCTTGGCGTGCGTGACGAGGCGCTGCTCGCCCTCGCGGAGCAGGTGCTTGCGCCAGTGACTTGCGCGGAGGGGTGCCTGCCGGCGGCGGATGTACTGCGAGTAGCGGACGCCACGGGAGCGTGCGGCGCGAGCCGCTTCGGGCCCGTAGACGGGATAGCCGAGGAGTGGCGGCATAACCGTGCGCGCATCGAGCGGTACCGGCACCGCCCACCCCCAGATGTACGCCTGCCAGCGTCCGCGTGGGGTCTTCCAGATGCGCTGGATCTCACACCCTTCGAGCTTGCCGGGGACGACCGTGTGGCGATAGCTCGTGACGCGCCCCATGCGGATGCGCGTGGGCGTGCGCGCCTTGCGCGGCAGCGCGTCGATCGCCGCCTTCCAATCCACGGCGGGCCCAGTCATTCCCTCGACCTGCGCCAGGCGATCGCGACCACTCATGCGCACGCTCACGAGTGTACCCCAGAAAAATTTTCGGGGGGTCACCTGAGGGTGTGGCCCCGCAGTGCGCGCGCCGCGTCCAACGCCCCTTCCAGAGGCCCGTTCCTGGTGCACTGGTCTGACCACTGGACCAAGAGTACTCGTCACATGATGAGAGAGGTCTACTGGTTGGACCACACTTCCACTCGTCAGGTGTAGAGGTCAGATGGTCTAACCACTAGACATCTCGCATGGTTAGACATCATACCTTAGACCAATGTCGAGGAAGCGTGGGCCAAATGCCCGGGCGCAAAGGGCCCGAGGGGCGGGCAATATGTCCTTGTCCAACCAATAGACCACTGAGAATTCAAGTGCTTAGCGTTTGGCAGGCTTCCTGCACCTTGTGAGGGCGGTCGCAAGAGAGGGGCCCCGCGGAGAGCGGGGCAGAGAGGGGCGATCAATGGTCGGCATCGACGCATACGCTCTCGCCTACACGGCAGGATACCGCTCGCCGGGGCTGACGGTCACGCCAGCGCGTCCCAGGACAGAGCAGACACACGAGGGTTACCTCCTAGCCATCGCAGGCATCGGCATCGCTCGCATCGGCGACCCCAGGATCAAGGCGCGGTTGCAGAACACGAAGATCACGTACGGGGCTGGGGGCAATGGCGCCCGGGGGTCGACGTACTTCCAGGCATGGCGCAACGGTGAGCCGGAATCCCACGAGTTCATAGAGATTTGCGCCATCTCCGAGGAGTCGGACGTGCAGCTTGCGGGCACCATGCTCCACGAGTTGGGGCACGTGATCGCAGGGCACGGGGCTGGACATGATGGGACGTGGAAGACAGCGTGTAAGGTCCTGGGACTCGTCAACGCTGAGGCGATGGGGCAAGAGTACCGCCCCGATGGATTCGCCCCCGAGGTGTGGGAGAAAATCCAGGCACTCCCCTTGCCGACCGATGGCAAGCCCGTGTTCAAGACGGGGTTTGGGGTCTTCCTCCCTCCCGGGGTGCGGCTGACGCCGCGCGCGTGCCCGCTCGGACAAGGACGTAGGGGCGGACGCTCCCGCGGAGCGGGGTCAGGGACCCGGAACGAACTGTACGAGTGCAAGTGCGACCCGCCCGTCAAGGTCCGCCACGCGGGCGACCGCTTCCATGGCACGTGCAAGGACTGCGGGAAGGACTGGGAGAAAGTGGAAGCTCCCACGGAAGCGCGTTCAAACGCAGAGGGGGGTGTGAGATGACTCGCAAGAGGGGTGAACCACTTCCCGCGTTCAAACGCGGGAGAGAAAGAGAGGGGACGGTCATGGTGATGGCAACGCGCGAGGAGTTGGAGACGGTGGCGAGAGAGGTGGGGTTCCCGGTCAAGCTCATCCCGGACCTGATCGAGCAGCGACCGGAGCACGTACCGCCCACGCTGGCGATGTTCAAGCGGGCCATGGAGATTAGCCTGGCCGACTTCGCACGGCGGGACCCGATCGGGGCAGTCCTGCTCATCCTGGCAGGACCAGACGCACAGAACGTTGGAGCGTACCGGCCCGGCCGGCCCGACGAAGGAGGTGAAGCGTAAGGCAGAGGGAGACCAGGGGGAGCCCTCCGCTCCCCCGGTCGTAATGCGCAGCCCGGTCCCAAGCCCGGGCAAGAGAGGGGGAAAAGAGATTGCTAGTCACGGGACTGACGCGAGAGCAGCTAGAGAAGGTGGCGCGTGAGGTCGGGGTCCGGCAGGACGTCACGACGCTGAACACCAAGGGGACCCGCCATCGGGTGAAGGTGTACCCGGACGTGCCGGCCCGCGCGTACACCCCAGCGCGTCATCGGAGGCGGGGTGAGCGGGGGGACGCGCCGTACCAGCGCACGAGCGGCAACGTGATGTTCCGCGAGGGAGCGCGTGTGAACGCAGTGTGCTGGCACGGGTTCCGGGACTACTTCCGCGCTGCGTTCAAACACAATCCGCAAGCGACCTTCCGCACGGCCTTCGACACATGGCGCGGAGCGGCAGACTTCGAAGCTCGCTACCGGGCCACGGGCCACAAGAACATCGGGAGCCGGATGTACCCCATCTGTGCGGCCGAGGCGTGCCGGTGCCCCGAGTCGGGGATGGCCGTATGAGTACGACACCCGGGAGCCTGCGCGAAGCTGCGGTCATGCTCAACGTGGCGCAAGGGGAGATCCTCCGCGCGCTACGGGAGTCAGCCCGGACCGGCAAGGCAGTCGTCCCGCTCGCGATGGTCGATGCGCTGATGACGATTCGCGACGTGGAGATGACACGACGGCGGTGGAGTGATCAGGAAGAGAAAGAGGGGAGGTGAGTCAGATGGCCACATTCAAGGCG